GTATTAGAACGTCTACCAGATCCAACAGGTTGGCGATTATTAGTTTTACCATACAAAGGACAAGGTAAAACAAAAGGTGGTGTAATATTAACAGATGAGACAATGCAAGAGCGTGGGTATTCAACTGTAACAGGTTTAGTATTAAAAATGGGCCCAGATGCTTATAAAGATAAAACGAGATTTTCAAATGGACCTTGGTGTAAGAAAAATGACTGGATTATATTTGGTCGTTATGCTGGATCAAGATTTGGAATAGAGGGTGGTGAAGTGAGAATACTTAATGATGACGAGATAATCGCTGTGGTAAAGGACCCAGAGGATATCTTGCAATATAAATAACAGGAGGATACATGCCTGCAGAAAAAAAGATACAGACACAATCTGAAGCAGAAGAAAAAATGGTAGATCTACCAGATTCTGGTTCAGAAGTTGAAGTAGAGATTGCAGATACTAAAAAAACTATTAATCCTGAAGAAGAAACACCCGTTGTTGAAACAGTTGTAAAAACTGACGAAACAGCATCTTCAGATGAAATGGATGACTATAGTGGTAAGGTTCAATCAAGAATTGACAAATTAACAAAAAGATTAAGGGAAGCTGAAAGACGTGAACAAGCTGCCGTACAATATGCGCAAGGAGTTCAATCAGAATCACAAAAAGTAAGAGAACGTGCCAACGCACTTGATTCTGGTTATGTGGCAGAATTTGGTGATCGTGTAGCATCACAAATAACTGAAGCTAAAAACGAGCTTAAACAAGCTATGGATTTAGGTGATATTGATAAACAAGTAGAGGCACAAGCTAAATTAAGTAGACTATCTATTGAAGAAGAACGTGCAGCATCCCATAAAGCACAAAGAGAAAGATTGTCTAAGGAGATGCAAGAAAGAGGAGTTGACCCAAATCAACCCCAAATGCCTCAATATCAACAACCAAAACAACAACAACCAGCTCCACCGCCAGATCCAAAGGCAACTGCGTGGGCTGATAAAAATGAATGGTTTGGACAAGATGAACCAATGACCTTGACATCTTTCTCAATTCATCGTAAACTAATGGAAGAAGGATTTGACCCAGCGTCCGATATGTACTATAATGAAATAGACAAACGGATGAAGGATACATTTCCTCATAAGTTTGAACAAGTTTCGCCCACTCAAACGGTTGCCTCTGCTAACAGGGGTGGACCAATTAAAGGGCGCCGTGGCACTGTGAGACTCACACCATCACAAGTAGCTATCTCAAAAAAATTAGGTGTGCCACTAAGCGAATATGCGAAATACGTGAAGGAGTAGGCATATGACAATGAAAACAAAACAAACGCAAAAACTACCATCACGCGAGTCTGAAACCAGAGAGAAAGTTTCTCGAAGGAAACCATGGGCTCCGCCGTCACAACTAGACGCACCACCTGCACCACCAGGATTTATCCATAGGTGGATTAGGGCCGAATCTGTAGGACAGATGGATCAAAAAAATGTATCCGCTAGACTACGCGAAGGTTGGGAATTTGTCCGAGGGGATGAATATCCTAGCACTGAATGGCCTCAAATTGATTCAGGTAAATATAACGGTGTCATAGCTGTTGGAGGATTAATGCTAGCGCGAATTCCTAAGGAAACGGTTGAAGAGCGTAAGAAACATTTTGCACAATTAACGCAAGATAAAGACGACGCGATCGCAAACGATCCTTTAAAGGACCAACATCCTAGCATGCCCGTACAAAATGAAAGTCGGGCATCTCGCGTAACATTTGGTGGCAAGAAACCTAATTAAGTTTCCTCGCACATAAGTTACACAATTTTTACACACTCATGAGGGGTGTGTAATAACAATTTACTATGAGGAAAAATCATGGCTAATAAAGACGCGCCATTTGGTTTTAGACCCGTAGGGGAATTAGGAAGTGAAATCCAAAATGGTGGAACTTCTAAATATCTGATTGCATCCGGCTCCAGCAACGCCATCTATAAAGGTGATGTTGTTTACATGATAGGAACTGGTTACATAGATGTTAGTGGTGCTACCACTACAGCAAATGTTGGAGTTTTCAACGGCTGCTTTTATAATGATCCTACTACTCAAAAACCAACGTGGAAAAATTACTACCCTGGCAGCATTACGCCTACCGTGGGTAATATTGAAGCGTTCGTCTATGACGATCCGAATAAACTCTTCGAAGTTCAAAGTGCAGGTACATTGACTCAAGCTGCTGTCGGCGATAATGCTGACCAAGTTTATACAGCTGGTTCAACTATCAATGGCGCTTCTAAATCCGAGCTTGCAGGTTCCGCTACAGGATCCAGTGCTCAATTTAGAATTATAAGAATTTGCGAAGATCCAGAAAACAGTGATATTGCTAGTGCCAATGCGAATTGGATCGTAAGATTTAATGAACATGTGTATTATGCTAACACTGCTGGGGTTTAACCTATAGGAGGATTGAACAATGGTCATATCACGTATGCAATTGGTCAAGGAACTCGAACCAGGTTTAAACGCTTTGTTTGGGTTAGAATACGACCGATACGAAAATCAAGCGGCAGAAATTTTCATTACTGAAAGTTCTGACCGTGCATTCGAAGAAGAAGTGATGCTTGGTGGTTTTGCCAATGCAGCTGTAAAACCTGAGGGTCAAGGCGTAAGCTACGACGATGCTCAAGAAACTTACACTGCTAGGTATACCAACGAGACTATTGCTTTGGCTTTTTCGTTAACTGAAGAAGCTGTAGAGGACAACCTTTACGATAAATTAAGCACTCGATATACAAAAGCATTGGCACGTTCAATGGCTAACACTAAACAAGTAAAAGGAGCTAATATCCTTAATAGAGGATTTAACAGTTCTTATCTTGGTGGTGATGCAAAGGAGCTTTTAGCGACTGACCATCCTACACTTAGTGGAGACCAAAAAAACGAATTGTCAACTGCTGCTGACTTGAACGAAACTTCGCTCGAGCAAGCACTTATCGATATTGCTGATATGAAAGACGAAAGAGGATTAAAGATTGCTTTAAGAGGCATGAAAATGATCATCCCAGTCAATCTACAATTTGTTGCTGAAAGGTTAATGAAATCTGCAGGTAGAGTAGGCACTGCTGATAATGATATCAACGCATTAAAATCAATGGGAATGGTACCTGAAGGGTATACTGTAAACAACTTCCTAACTGATACTGATGCTTGGTTCATTAAAACAGATGCTCCTAATGGAATGAAACATTTCACTAGAGCACCTATTCGAACAGCAATGGAAGGCGACTTCGATACTGGAAACGTTAGATATAAAGCAAGAGAAAGATACAGCTTCGGCTGGTCTGACTGGCGTGGAGTATTTGGCTCTCCAGGAGCATAAAACAATTAAGGAAGGGCGAAGTTAGTTCGCCCTTCCAATCCTAGTAAAATAGTTATGCAGACTGGCTAGGCAGACGGTATAGAGACGGCATAACAAAAGGTCTATACAACCAAGGAGAAAACATGGGTAACACGACTTTTCAGGGTCCGGTAAAAACGGGTCCAGTAATTAGCGGAGCCACGTCAGGTGGCTATCGCGGTAAAGACTTAGCAGACACTAACTGGGTAGTAAACTCATTAGTTCGTTATTTTCAAGAACCAACAGCGGCAGATACAGACGGTATTTGCGCTTCTCAAACAACTTCAGCAGCAGCTAATATGACTTTGAATGGCGCTTTAACTGCTACCATTAATGGTAATTCAGTTTATGCACCTTCAGTTTCTGGAACCGCAGCAACTGCTGACGGAGCGTGGGCAAGAAAAATTGGCATTACAAGTGATGGCAATGATTCTGGAATCACATTTACCATCACAGGAACAGATGTTGATGGCAAAGCTTTAAGCGAAACGGTCACAGGACCAAATAGCACAACTGTATATTCTACTAATAGCACAGCCGCTAATTTTAAGACTGTAACTAAAATCGCTACAAGTGCGGCTACCACTGGTAATATTACTATTGGAACAGCGGCTGTGGCAGCGGATGTTTATTGCAGAGCGTTAGGTGTTGTTCCTTACCAATCTACCATTACTGGTATTAAGGTATGGGTAGGAGAAGTGTTTAATGCTGGAACAGCGGATCCAATGGAAATTGGAAAATCCGATGATCCGGATTATTTAGCTGATATTGCAACTGCAATTACGCGTGCAGTTACAACTACTGGTAATACTGGTGGAGCTGTAACCGTGGACGCTACTCAAAATGCAGTTTGGAAAAGTGTATCTCAAGAGGATACTGGTTCAGACAGCGTTGCTTATGACTCAGATGTACAAGTAGTATTGACTTATACTCCAACTGGAGCATTGTCTACAACTGGGCAAGCATGGATCAAGATTGACTTTATGCAAGGCAAGAACCTTGCTTCAGGAGATACTTGGTAAAATAATATAACCGTGAGTGGGGTGTAATGACCCCACTCTTTTACAAGGGGAATTAAAATGGCATATGATCCGACGATTACGACACAGTTCGATGGAACTAGAAAATTAATTTATATCTTTAACATAGACGCGTCCGGAGACGGAAGCACTGGCACGACAACAATTGACGTTTCTGCTCTTGGTTATTCTGGAGGAGGAACTACAGGAACGGCGTGCAAGCTCATAGCATTAAATAAAGTTTGGTTTAACATTAATCCAAGCGCAGTGGCTGATGCAGCTAGACTCACATGGGATGCGACTTCAGATGTGACATTCTTGTCTTTAAATGGATATGATAATTATGATTTCAGTTCTTTAGGTGGTTTACAGAACACACAGGCTAGTGGCTATACTGGAGATGTGAAAATAGTAATACCAGCTCATACGGCAGGTGATACATATAGTATTGTTACTGAATGGCTTAAGTATTATAATTAGGAGGTTAAATGGCTTATTCAGGCACTAGAACCTTCAATCTAACGATAGAGGAAATCATCGAGGAAGC